GACGCGCAGCCCGAAGCCGCAAAGCCAGAGGCCGACGCGCAGCCCGAAGCCGCAAAGACGGAGGCCGACGCGCAGCCCGCAAAAGAAAACAAAAACCCGTTCAAAAAGTAAACCAACATGGCAAGAACTGGCATTTCGATCGTAGTGGCTAACACTACGGTTGGGGACAGTCGACCTGTGAACACTAACACGTTGCTTGTTGTCGTCGGAGCGACGGCAGCAAGCGGCGGTAGTTTGCAGTTTGAGCTGGACACCCCCTATATGATCCAGTCAGCCAACGAGCTCAAAACGTTGCTCGGTGTTACGGCGGAGAACAACGCAGACCTCTACAAACAGGTGAACGACTTCTACGCACCCATGTCGGGTGTCAACAACTCGGGAACCATCTTGTGGGTAGTAGGTACGAAATCCCCGAACACGGGCGTTACCGAGAAGTTGGCAGATTGGGTACGTGCTACGGCCACGAGCGGCTTCCAGTACCGCCCCCGTAACATCGTCATTTCGACCGACCCCGCCGTCGCAGGCATCACACAGTCGGACGTGCAGACCGTAATCGACGAACTCTACACGGAGGGATTTGCGACCGTGTGCTTCTTGGCAGAAGCGCAGCTCCCGAAGGGGGCCATCACTACGATCTACTCGACGCTCCCCGACCTTTCGTCGAAGAGCGCCCCCGCAGTAGGTACGTGTATCGTAACAAACGCTCTCAAAGGTCGTGCGTGTGTAGGAGCCCTTTCGGGCCTTCACGTGAGTGTGTCACTCGGCACGTCGGTTGGAGACGCTGGTCTCCAGGCGTTCGCCGATTCGCTGTGGTACATCGACAAGTCGGCAGAAGTCTACGTTAACACCCCGTGTGCATCTGTGCCCCTCGTCGTAGTAAACACGCTCGGCGACAAACAGTACATTTTTGCACGTACGAGACCCCCGAAAAACGGGCTGTGGTGGAACGACGGAGCGACAGCCGCAGAGGCCACAACCTCCCTGTCCACGATCGAAGCCTCGGCTGTAATCGCAGCTATGGTCGACGATCTCCGCGAGTTCCTCACTCCGTATATCAACACGAAGGTGCCGTGTAAGTCCAACGGCGACATCGACCCGACGTACAAACAGGTGGTTATCGACAACGCACGTTCGTCCGTCATCGCCCCGTACGTAGAGGACGGTGTTATCTCTGACGCCCGAATCACGATCAACGCTCAAAACAACGACATGATCGGCACGCGTACGTGGGAAGTGACGCTCGAAATCCTCGACGCCCCGACCCTCCGCTGGATCGACGGAAAGGTGTTCTACGTAAAATCCCTTGAGTAGGTATGCCACAGAACGTAATCCCCGCAAGAGATTTTTATCTCTATCTGAATTTCGACGCTATCGGGGTAGCCTTTCAAGTCGAAACAGGCGCTAACTTCAGCTCGAATATCTCCGGTCAGACGGACGATATTGGAGCGTTCTCAACGGACGAACCTATCGCCACGGACAACGGCGGCAATACGTACGATTTGGGCTTCTCGTTGCAGGAGGCCGAGGCGCAGCGTATCTTGGACGCGCTCGCAGCAGCGACTGTCAACAACGAAAACGGCTCTATCGTACATATCCGCGACATCGTTGAGTCCGCTACGATCACCGCCGTGTGGAAAAAGCTGCGTGACGTTCCTGCTACCTCTACCATCGAGACGTACACTCGCTGTACGGGCGTAGAGGAGAGCGACAACGTAGAGCGCCGCTCCACCGAGACGCTCAAAAACTGGCGATTCCGCGCCCGCGGCAAGTCACGAGTGACGGTTCCGTTGTAGTTCGCTACGTTTTTTCCTCGGGGCATCTATAATAAAGCCCCCACTTCCGGATGTAGGTTTGCAGGCCCTTAACGTAGGCCCATGCGGTTCGACTCCCGTTCCGGAAGCACATTTGTTCAACCAAAAATCTAAAGCTATGGCAGAGATCAAAACGCGTAAAATTACGCTCAAAAACGTAAAGACAGAGACCGGCTCGAAGGACATCACCGTGGAGGTAGTTCCGTTCAACGATCGAAACGACTCCCACGTAGAGTTCGCCTTCGGTATGTCCGACATGATGGGCCGACTTCCGTCACCCTACTCGAACATCAACGATGCAGCACGTGCGTACGTAGAGCTGTTCGTCGTACACAAAGAGGAGGAACTCCACAACCCTGTAAGCAACGTATCGCTCGTTCGTGCAGACCTTCGGGCTTCACGATGCCTTCTCAACGATCCTATCTTTCAGAAGGAGCTGCGTGATTTTTTCGAGAACGCCTAACGTATCCCGACAAGGATATTGAGGGCATAGATAAAGACAAGCAGATCGAAGCGAAACGGATCGTATCGAACTATAAGATCATAGATCGTGTTCAGAAACGTGACCGTATGTTCATACGTAGGGTGTTCGTCTCGCACTATCTCAACATCCCGTACCATCTACTTCTTGACGGGGAGCTTTACCCTATAACGTTGATCGAGGAGCTATACGCCGCCTCGTCGTTCCTTATGAGGAACTTCGAACTGGCCCCGTTTGCTACCGACAACTTGGAGGACGCATTGATAAAACGTATAGAAGATGGCAAGTTATAGCATCGTACTCAACATATCCGGTAACGCTACGACACGTGCCGAAAAGTTGGCCGCTGCGTTGGCGAGAGCCGACGTTAGCGCGAAGTCTCTTGCCATGTCGCTCCGTGCAGTAGGTGCGGCTGCGCAGACTGTTCCGGTAAGGACTATACGTGTATCGAGCGCAGCGCCTCGCGCTGCGTCTGTTGCTCCGGGAAGGGAGCCGTCAATGTATACTCGGCATCGCTACACGCGTGTAGGGTCCTACGGGTACGGTTTCAGTTTTGGGGGGTTCAGCGCACGTCTCTCGTCCATAATTCAGCCCGACGAGAACGGTCAGTTGTTCGGTATGGACGCCGCAAAGTTGGCTCGAACGGTTAACATTGCGGGCATCGCTACGAACATACTTGCGTCTGTTGGGAAGGCGCTATTCAAAGCCACTGCGTACACCACTATCGGGTCATACGCCGTAGGCGGAATAGGTACGATGATGATGACGAAGTTCCTCATGTCGGAGGGTATGGCCGAAGGCGTACGTATCTTGCAGCGTAGGAACCAAGCACGTTTGGGCCTCGGAGGAGCCTACCTTCAAGCACAGGGTAACGCGGATGCTCTTGCACGAGACTACGGTCTCGACAGGTCCGCGGCCATATCGGCGATTAACGTTCTGTCCGGCATGGGTGTGGCCAAGACCGGGAGCAAGCTGACTGTAAACGATGCTACGGCGCTAACGCGTGTCGGAGGTCTTATCTCTCAACAGGCAGGCGTCTCGTTTGAACGTGTGATGACCAACATACAGCAGTTAATGGTGCAGAGCAACCCGAACATCCGAGATATTCGAGAGCTCCTCAACCAAGCCCCGATCCTCGGCCGATACGCTATCGACGAAATGGAGCGTAAGGGCGTAACTGGTGTGGACAAAAATACGTACCTCAAGAATCAAAATAACCTGTTATCCGTCCTTACACGCTACGACGTTGAGAACGCGTCGAGTCCGATCATGCAGGCCCGGGGTGTTGTAACGGTCGCACAGCAGGACTTCTACGCGAAACTCGCAGAAAATACGAGCTGGCTTACCGTAGCAGGAAACGCGGCTGACATACTGGGATCGTTCGGCGATGCGTTATCAAAATTGATAACGTCGCTTACGTCTAACACGGGTTTTATGAACTCGGTTAACGCATTAACCTCTTTGTTCGAGTACGTTTCCGAAAACTCGGATATTATAGTAGGTATGCTGTCTAAAGTAGGCGGTAAGCTATACGATACGTTCGGTATTGATATAGGCGATCTTCGCGGGCAGTACGTAGGCAGAACACAAAGGCAGCAGACCATACGAACCGTAGCTGGTCGATATATGGAGGACGCCTTTAGTATGTTCATCGGTAGTGGAGCAGCCCGAAGCAACGATCCGGACGTACAGCGTAAAGAGTTCGAAACGTTCTTTTTACCTTTGGTAAGTAGATGGGCAAGAGACCCCGAAAAACTCGGTGCTGTGCGCTTCAACTTCCCTGCTGCGTACGAGAGCTGGGACTTGTCGGGAAATACGAAGACGTACAACCTCATACAGAACCGAAATTTACGGTATGGATTCTTTAACAGACTGTCCGACGCTGAAAAACGTAACTATTTCATCCCGGAGGGTGCAGGGTCATACGTAGGTGCTACCCCCAGTTTTGCTGCGTATTTGTCGAGCGTGCCGAGCATGATGATGCTTGAGTGGTACAAAGACGCTCTGAACGAATATATGAAAGCACCGAAAATCCCCAACTACGGAGGCGCCGGGGGCGCATCGGGGGGCACAGGAACGGAGGACGACTTACGCGGATTTAGCCGTGATCGGCGTTCACTTGTCATCAACTTCAACGACAAGTTGGTGGAGTGGAACTCGACCATCACGACGGACGATCCGCAGGAAGTTATGGACGACGTTTCGCAAAACATTAACGCGTTAGTGTCGGCGGCTATACAAAAGTCCCTGCTCAGCGCTACGAACTCAATGAACTCACGTTGGTATTAGTATGAGCGTAGAATCTACATACAGGTCAGCCACCTCGCCTATCGTGCTGTCCCTTTCCACTGCGTGGATAGGAATAGGTATGACGCGTCCCGCTAAAACTAACGACGACGCGTTAGTCCCTACTCCGAGCTGGGCAAAGAAGCAGACCACCGCAGCGTCGAGTGAAAAGGTGTCAACCGGAGAGATCGACAGATACGACTACTCGAAACTGTGGTCCTTACAGATCGGTGACTACTTCATGCCGCTCTCTCAAACGTTTACGCTGCGGGCGAAAAAGCGTCTCAACGTCTCGTCGCTCGTAGACGGTGTAGACATCATACAGCAGACGCGTAAAGAGGCAAAGACGATTGACTGCGTGCTGCGGCTCACCTTACGTAACAATCAACAGAACCTTCAAATAATGAAGGTGTCCGAATCGGAGGGAATACTTGCCGAAGAGCTGACGTTATCCGACCCAAACTTTGTTGGAGCAAAAGTAACGGAGCTCGCACAGTTCTTGCGTGAGTTCTACGACGGTGACGCTGTCCTCCGGATACGTAACAAGATGATTAACGATACCTTCGGTGTCGACTACGTATTCATATCGGAGTACAAGTTCACCCCGAAGGTAGGTATGGGAACTTACACGTTCGAGTTCTCGCTGACCGAAGTGAAGTACGGAGAAAACGTTCTTACTTTCAACTTGCGAGAGATAGACGCGGACGCTGGTAACAGAACACAAATAGAGGGTTAGTATGAACTCAAACATGGTTATATGCAGAAACGAGGTTATCATAGAGGGGGAGAACGTAGGACAGTTCGAGAGTTTCAAAATGCAATCGAACAGTCGTACATTCGGAGACTCCGCTACGCTCGTTCTTCCGCTCTACGCGCTCGGCGTCGTTCAGTCCGGAGAGGCAAGAAACCGTGTGAGGAGCGTTTTCAAAGCTAACGTTATTAAACCCACGGCCCTCGTAGAGGTGTTTATGTGGTACGACGGGATGGAGAAAATACGAGTGTTCCGTGGGTTTATTGAACACGTCGGAGAGGGTTTCCCCACCGTGTTGTACCTTCGGGACTTCACGTTTATGCTTCGATTCGGCTCTATGCAGAGGGGGTGGAACGGTAACGTAACGCTTCAACAGATGGTGAAGGATTGCATACCTGTTGCTACGGAAGCGTTTAAGAAGGAGCGAGAGGTAATGGGGTTGTCACCCGACGTACCTAATTTATACTACGAACCGAACGATAAGGTTGTGCAGGCTACAACGACCCCTATCCCAGCGGTGAAGTTTGCAGTGGGCCGATCCCCGTACGAGATTATGCAGTACTTAATGCAGTACTTCATGATGTGGGCCGGGGTAACAGAAGATGGTGGCGTGTTCATAGGTGCGGGCGTGGACGACAAAGACAGAATCCCCGTGACGGAGCTCGATACGAGATACAACGTAGTAGGCCGAGACATCGTTCCGATTGACGGAAGATTTGTAGACTACAACGTAGTGGTTAGCGGGTTGCTCGAAAACGGTAAGCGGTATACGTATACGGCAGGCCTCAAAAACTCTCGTACTACCGACCAACGTACGCAGTTTGACAAAAAGTACGGGGAGCCCGTACGAGCGTGGTGTAACCTCCAGTCAAAAGAAGGCATCGAGAGCTTCGCGGAACGTGTTTTGCAGCACCAAAAAGGGTTCCGAAACAAAGGTCGACTAACTTTGTTGCTGTACCCCAAAGTGAATATCCTCGATTCGATCGAGTATCACGACTCTCTCTTCCCGGAGCTGTCCGGAACGTATTACGTTTTGGGGTATAACTTGACGGCTAACGACAGCGGCTATTTCCAAACGCTCGAAGTTACCGACCAAATTTATATGCTATGAAACGAGGATCAATCGCAGAGGCGGCAGGAGAGGAGTTCGGATCGGAACTTGCACGTATGCTTCGCCGTTTCGTGCTCAAAACCGTTACGATCGAGAGTGTCGATGAGGAGAACAACGTTGCCAACGTTACGATATTTGAGGGTGACACACCCATACAAGTGCCCTTGTCACTTTTCAACATAGGTACGTCCAACGTTACGATCGTGCCTACCGTTGGGAGCGTGGCGGTGATAGCCAACCCGAACGGAGACGATAACAACCCGCAGTTTTTGTGGTTTGAAAGCGTTGACAAAGTATCGTTCAAACGGGGGTCTATATCGGCTACTCTTCAAGTAGACCCGGACGACGAATCAAAAGATTCGATCTCCCTATCACTCGGTGAGTCGTCGATAGACGTAACGTCTGATCTCATACAGTTCAACGGTGGGTCGCTCGGGGCCCTCGTGGCGATAAGCAGGCTCACGGAACGGTTAAATAAACTGAAATCTGAGCTCGATACGCTTCAGAACAACATTGCTACGCACACACACCCGGCCCCGGGTGGAACCACAGCTACGCCAACGTTTATTAAAGCTAAAATATCATCGTTTTCCGATGACGATTACGCTAACGAAAAGATAAAACAATGATAGGTATTAAATACGACTTTGACGTAGGAGACGTAGTTATAGGCAACTCCGGGCAGTTTGAAACCGCTACGATAGACAATCAATGCGTCGCTTTGTTGTCTCTATCGCAGGTGTGCCGACTGACGTATCTGTACTTTGGTGCGCAGATAGGAGCAAGGCTCGTAAACGTACCTTACAACAGGGTTCAACCTGTACTATCTGACGCGCAGTCTATGGCTATGAAGGACGGCGCATCTAACGTTGAAGTAAAGGTGTCTAACGGAACGTTAACATTCTACGGTGACTATGGTAACGATTAAACAAAATACGAGCGTCGTAGACGTAGCTTTTAACCTATCCGGCTCTCTGACGGGGCTTCCTGCCGTAGTTGAACAACTCCCCGTCGGAGAGCGGGTAGGTTTCGATACTATGCCCGAAATGTGGCAAGACGTACCCGACATAGGTCAGACGTGGACACCCGACCTTCAAGGCATGACCCTCGATCTGTCCGTACCTATCTACGACACGCTCGGGCAGGCGAAAGCACCATATTCTACCAATCTGTTCATGCTTCAAAAAGCGATAACGGATGGTGAAACGTATCTCGAAACATTGTCTAACTTAATAGACTAAACGTATGGAAAAAATTATTAACTGGTTTCTGACTTCTAACCGATGGCTTCACATCCTCGGTTGTTTCATTCTTTCCCTCGCTTTCGGTTGGCAGGCCGGAGTAGGCGCTATGTTCGCCACGGAGGTGAAAGACGTTCAGTATGCAAAGAGCATCACGGCGTGGGACTGGATTGACGTTCTTTGCAACGGCATCGGTACCGTCCTCGGAGGGCTGTGCCACTTTTTAATCCTCCGATAGTATGGCCGAATTTTTTACGTTGGACGAACTGACGCGTTCCAACACAGCGAAGTCCCGGGGGATAGATAATACCCCCGGGCCGGAGGAAACGAAACGTTTAAAGTACTTAATGGATCACTGCCTCGACCCCATCAGACGAGCGTGGGGCAAACCTATAACTGTAAACAGCGGGTACAGGTGTAAGGCGCTTAACGCTGCGGTTGGTGGTGTAGCGAACTCGCAGCATCTTCGGGGGGAGGCGGCCGACATTACTACGGGTAGTGTGGAAGGAAACCGTAAGCTATTTGAAATGATCGCTTACAGTGCGTTTGATTACGATCAAGTAATCGACGAAAAAGGGTACAGTTGGGTACACGTTTCGTGTAAAGAGAACAGCATAGGTAACAGAAAACTCGCTATTCATTTGTAGTATGGGAGCCGTGTCTACTATTATGGCAGCGTTACAAGAACTGCTGCCGTCCTTTGCTAAAAGCAACGGTTCGATCGAAGCCAAAATCATCGACGTGGTAGGCACGTTTGCCGATACGGAAAAGATCGAAAGAGAGAATACGCTGGCCGCTATAAACGCAGCCCTTGCATCGCAAAAAATTACGACGGTAGAGTACTACCGCCGTAAAGCCGTTGCGTTTCAACTCGGAGACAATTTGGTGTACGACCCTGTAAATCAAGGTGGGTACTACGAGGTGGTAAACGAGGAGAACCAAATCGTGAAGCAAGCGTATATAGTGGGTGGGTACCCGTTGTTCACGCTTCTCGTAAACAAGATAGGCCCCGACGGGCACCTTACTACGTTAACGTCCGATGAGTTGGCCTCGTTTAAAACGTACTTTCAAGCATTTCAGCCGCTGGGTTTGAACCTTAATATCGCCTCTCTTCAAGTAGCGAATATTACAGACCCCGGTATAAAGGTCTACGTACGCTCCGGGTCTGATGCGTCTACCGTAGCCTCGGAGATTAACGCTAACCTAAAGGCGAATGAGTCTGTACTGCGATCCACAAATACCGTATCTATGACCGAAATCTCGGACGCGATACAGAAACAGTCAGACGTTTTGGCTATCGGCTTCAGCCCGTCGCTCATGGCCACGGAACAGCAACTGGACGGCTCTACGAAGCAGATTTTCCCGTCGGAAGGTCTGTTCAAGCTGACCAACGGGGCGTTTACGTTCGGGACGGAGATAACGGTAAATATGATTAAAACGTTGCAGTAATGTTTAAATACATAGACATGCCGAAACTCGTGGCTTTATACCTCCGCGAGTTTTCTCTACGAAAAGACGGGGAGACGTCCGTACTGTTCAAATTTATCTTTTGCCTTTGCCTACCGTTCATATCTCGAACGTTCCGCAAGGCGAGATTGATTGCTTTGGCTATCGCCGAATGCACGAATAGCCAAGATCAGATCGTCCGACTTCTCGAAAAAATAACAGGTGTGACCGTTGAGATCGTACCCGAATACTCGGATTATAACGTTCAGTACGATGGTACAGACGAAGTACCCGAGTTCTCGTACGACGGCACGTCCGACACACCTGTCATACCGTACAACCTCGTCGCTAACGCTGGGAGCATAAACCTAACTCTCAACGGGGCTTCGCAGACGGAAGTGGAGGGGTACGTATCGCTGCTCATACCTTTTTATATTGCACTACACGTAAACTACATTCAGTAATGTCCGGAATTAAGACAATCAATCCAGCAAATCCGGGCCTCAAAAGGCCGTTCAGACTTTCGGATTTGCAAAACGTATGGGATGGTCTCACCGAGGCTCTCGCATCGGAGACGATTAATAGCGCCACACCTATCAAGATCGTAAGCGGTCTGCACATACTCGGGGGTATACTTACCCCCGGGGTGATTGCTTACAGGGGTAAACTGTACTACTACGAGGGGGCGACCAGCGATAATGGCGGGTTCTCCGAGGGTAACGATATGTACGTTGCGACAATTGACGACGATGACAGAACTTTGAGCACGGGGCTCGTTCAGCCGTTTTACATCAACAACGTTATCCGAAACAGCAGAGTTAATAGCTCCGCTATACGCATCCTTACGAACGTAACGGAGACCGCACTCTCTCTATTTAGGTACATCCCTTACGTGAACGGTGGCGCTATTGTGAACAACACCATTACCAGGGAAAAACTCGTAAGTGGGTCCGTAACCACGGATAAGATTGCCGGTGCAGCCGTAACCACGGATAAGATTGACGATGCAGCCGTAACCACGGATAAGATTGCCGATGCAGCCGTTACTACGGATGAGATTGCAAATGGTGCGGTAGGTAATGCGCAAATAGCAGATGGTAGCGTTACACCTGTTAAGTGCAATGCCGCTCCGTTTGTACGTTCGGGAGTTACCCTATTCACCGGTAGTTGTAACATCGACGTTACGGGTCTGTTCATCGTGACGTTGTCGCCCGGGCAGACGAATATAACGTTCGGGCCGGCAATACCGGGGGTGGTACACGTCATCGCAAGGAATACAACGCGCCAAGATATAACAGTACGCCTTTACGGCCCTACTACCGTAGCTAACTTCGGATCGTTCTCTGTTCCTGCGGGCACCCAGTACGCCATAACTATGAGGTATACCACCGGGACGCCCAATACGGTGATAGAGGTGAAAAAACTTGACTTCTTTCAAACATTCCCGGTTCTCGGTTAAGGAATCGTATAAAAGAAAAGACGTACGAATCAGCTCGTACGTCTTTTCTTTTATACCCACATGCCATCAAACGCTTCAACGAGCTTTTCTATCTCGAAATCCGTTTCGAGCTCGTACGGGTAGTCATCTTTGCTGTATGCCGCAAATTCGAATCGTCTTACCACCACACGTTTTATCAGATAGTTAGTAGTGTCGGGGCAAACGTGGCTTTCAAAAGATATGAACGCTGACAGAGACATAAAAATATTTACGTCTCCCTCTTCCAACTCTACGACGGCAGCTATCGACCCGTCGTACCAAGCCACACCCTCTATAAAAAGGCGGGCTAACGACCGATATGCGCTATCCGTTACGTGAAATGTCTTCATTTTACAAAATCTTTTGCGTAATTCTCTTTTTTCCGAAGTATCGACAGAACGCGCTCGTCTATCGTACCTCTTGCGATCAAATGTATAATACTAACCGTAGAGGTCTGCCCGCTACGGTGGAGACGTTTGTTTAGCTGGGCGTACAACTCCGCATCGTACGTTAAGCTAAACCACACGAGTACGTGGCCACCGAATTGGAGGTTAAGGCCGTGACCTACGCTCGCAGGGTGAACAAGAGCCATCGGCATACGCCCCTCGTTCCACGATACAACGTCCTCGTCGGTTTCAATCCGCCGGGCCTTCGGAAAGGCTTTTTTCAACTCCTCGTACTCGCTCTTAAATTGATAGGCCACGAGGATTCCCCCGTCGAAGCCCTCCACGAGCTCCTTCAGCGCCTCGATTTTCTCACTGTGCGTCGTCACGTACGTTTTGTGCTCGTCGTCTGTGTAGACAAACCCCGAGGCGAACTGGCGCAACTTCATACCGAGAGAGGTACGTGAAAAGGCGAGCAGCGTTTTGGCTTCACCGCTGTACGCATCCTTCCCTGTCTCCTCTCGATACGTCATGACGTACGACTCTTCGAAGCCGTCATATTTTTTCTTGACGCTCTTCGGCAAGTCAATCGTCACGTCTTTATACAAGCAGTCGGGCAGCTTTACGTCCGCATCGACTACGTACACGAGTGGCTTAATGTCGCGCATGAGTTGTGGGATTCTCGCCGGGTCGATCTCGAAGATCGTAACGACGCCGTTGACCCTGTACTTCTCACGCATATACCGTGACCGGAACTCTCCGAGCGTGCGGCCGACAGCCTTACCACCGTCCAGCAGGAACAGCTGGTGCCACAAACCCTCGTACCCGTTGTGAATAGGTGTGCCCGTCAGTTCGATACGTCGGGGCACCTTATTGCATATACGTCGGGCCTCCTTCGAACGCTTCGACTTGTGGTGCTTCATCATCGTGCTTTCGTCGATAACTACGCAATCCCAGCATCCGTGTGGTATCTCCTCGACTCTCGTCACACTACATACAGCTATGTGGTGTGTAGCAGGTTCGAGAAGGAACAACTTTACGTCCAAAGCCCTCTCGCAGTACCTAACGTTCAGCCCGGTACCGTTATCTAACGCCTCCTGCGCCCACACGCTCTGTGCCACACGTTTTGGTGCGATTATCAGTACGTTCTCTACGCACTCTCGTGGGTCGATTATAAGAGCGGCGAGCGCAGTCAGCGTCGAGATAGTTTTACCGGCTCCCATTGGGGCCACCACGAGGAGGTTCTTTCGTTGAACCTCCTCGGCGACCATGCGTTTTTGATAGTCTCGTAATTGAAACATAACATCCTCCTTTTACGCAGACGTTACACACGCAGAACGGGCAGTCGTCTACAAAGCAAATCAATGGTCCTCGTGCGTTACGATTGTACCTTGTGTTTTACGTTCAGCGAGTTTCTCCAAGTTCATTTCGGCGACCTCGCTCAACGAGTAGTCAAAATGATCCGCAATACCTGCCACGAACCACAGAACGTCACCGAGCTCTTTCATAAGCTCGACGTGCTTCTTGTCAACCTCGTCCGTTTGCCACGTGTTGAATACGAGGTGGTCGTCCGTTACGTACGCCTCCTTCTTACGCTTCCACTTTGCGATCTTGTCGGCGAGCTCCCCCACTTCGGCCACAAGGCCGAAGGCCATATACGTAACGTTGTCACACGAGTCCAACCTCGTGCTCATGGCTCGGGTTTGATACTCGTCCAGCTTGTCTACACGTTTTACCTCACTCTGCATACGCCCAGTCTTTAATCGTTCCGTCGAGGAACAGTATGTGATGACGCAGTTCGGACGTAAAAGCGGTGAGATCGCTTTCAAACGTCGGATCGATACCCCCCGTATCTATCTCGTCATGAATCAACGCGATAATACTGTTCAGTTCATCACGAGTAGCCTGTAAGAACTCCTCTACGTTATTACGTGATTCGAGCGAGGATATTGACTTATCTAACCCCACATACGATTTTTTCGCCCAAACTTCCGAATCCCACTCGGGCACCCAGCTCAACGTTCGTACGGTCTCCGCTACTTTGTCAGCGCCGTTAAGCAACGTGGACCACACCTTATCCAACAAGGTATGCGCCGAATCGAACCCCGGCCCGGCGACGAGCCAATGCCGACCTTTCGCGTTGATAGCTGCTATCTCGATCGTGGAAAGCAGTCTGTTCATTACTTCTACGTTCATAATTTTTTGCTTTTATGGTAAAACTTTGAGTTTTCGTTCATTTCGTACGTTTTATACGACTGCGCGTACAAATCGTAAAAATTAATTAACCGAGAGTCGAGTACGTACGTCTCGATCCCGTGTTTTTTAAGCTCTGCCTGCATGGCTACCTGTGCCGCGGAACATTCCTCGCCTGTGGTTTTTGTCTCCACGTAAAAGGTTCGACCTGCTACGTGTACGAGGTAGTCGGGAACCCCCTTATTTGTAAGGGGATGCATTTTGAGGATCATACCCCCGGCTTCTTTTACAACCTCTCGAAGTCTACGTGCTACGGTAGTCTCGGATACGGGTTTTTCTATGTAGTTTTGCCTACGTCGAAGGGTCTTTGTGATTTTGTAGTCTTTTTCCGCTTTCACTTTAGCGACCCAGTTATCAACTTTTTTGTTACTCATACAATAAAAATTTATGGGTGTGTTTCTCACAATCAATCTCTACGCGTAAAGTAACTACGGGGCATATCGCAGCATTAACTACGTCGTTGTTAAACACAACATCCGTTTCATCTACTATGATAGCCTCGCAGTTTTCAGCTATCGAGTCGTACGTTTCGTAAAACTCTTCGATAGTCGAAACGTGCTTATCTACTACTCGTTTCCCGTTCGTCGCGAGACGTTGAACAGCCGAAAAGCTATCATACGCTTTCCTGGATATGTTGAGTATCATTAGGTTTCGATTTTAAATCCAGCTCCCTACGAACAACTTTCGTACGTAAATTATACACCGTCCTCTCCGTAACTTTGAGTTTTTCGGATATGCAAGACGGGGACTCACCTTGCAGCAACAGGCACTCTACGGCGAGACGTATGCACCCCCTCTCCGTACACGGGTATACCGAGACCCAAAAATCCCGGGACCCGAAGTTCTCCGACAAAACGTGTATAGCCTCCTCGGATGATTTGAGTATCTTTGCTTCCGGCAGCCTATAATAGGCGTATTTTATTACGTGCGATGGTACCTTCTCCGTTAGTAAAAGTCTTACTGTTTCGAGCTGACTTGTAATAGTCTCGTCCTTGTCGTTGGTTCTCACTATGCGTTTAAGCGCCCAAGAGAATAACCTCAAGCCGGAGTAGGGCGCTAAACGCGTTATGGCCTTGTCATCAAGTCCAAATTTCCGGCTCTCCTTTAGTATCAAATCCGTCGTAGTCATCAATAGTATTTTTTAATTCCTTTGGTATCCTTCTACGTATCCAAGCTACACACGATCCGTACTCACCGAATCGTCGGTTAGCTGCGGTTTGGTCAAAAAGCTGCGTCCTACGTATCGCGTCAGCCACCTTTCGGCCTATCGTCGGGGTCATATCTTTACGTTCGTATTCATAGAACTCCCGCGCCACTTCAGTAGTACATACGTATTGACGAGGAGTTCCTGACCACACGTCTCGTGAGTTCAACCAGTATTGCTTGTGCTCGAACGTACTCATCTTATACCAATCAACAGGAACAGGCATATTAAGATAGTCGATCAACGCTCCGAGCTCGGAATCCTCCGCTTTGTGGACCGTTCTAAACTGACGGGCCTCCGCCTCGGCGGCATCCGACAATACGGGCAGCACACCTTGCAAATAGTAATGAACCGCTTCGGCCCAGTACTGGTCTACAAGACCGAGAAACGCTTCCGAATGGACGTCTATCTTTACGCGCTCCTTGTTGCAGATCATACCCCACCAACGTCGGCCATCCTCCGACGGGTCGTCGAGGAACACCACGTCGTTCGATGACGCAATAAATACGCATTGACGTTTGTACGTCTTTGTGTATTTAAGGTAAGCCGCTCGATATCGGTCCTCCCCTTTGGTGACGAACGCTTTTCGACTGTTCGTACTTTTGCTCTGCACTCCGTTCAACTCGGGTATCTCCATGATCCACACACCCCGCAGCTGCTCGTAAGCCTCCTTGCTGCCGTTAAACGTGTAGAACGTATCGGAGCCCCAAAGTTTGGCCATACGTCGGACAAACTTCGACTTACCGAAGCCCTCCTCCGAAACAAGAACAGGTATGTAGTCCATTTTCGAGGCAGGTATGAACACGCGTCGAACCGCACCTGTGAAAAACTTCTTTCCCACCTCGCGCGCGTATAGCGTATTGGGTACCCCGAAACAGTCTATGAAGATCGTTTCGAGACGCTTCACCCCGTCCCACTTGAGAGAGTTGAGATAGTCGCGTACCGGATGGAACGCGTTCTCGTGCTCTACGATGTTGAGCGCGTCCGTAAGGACCGCACGTGCGTCGAATCCGTACTTATCCTCGAAATAGAGCCGTAGGTAGCTTTCGTCCGTGTCGGTCATTTCGTCGTACGTTTGGATATTTCGGCAGTCCTCGTTCTCCGTCCGAATATCAAAAGTGCGCCACGACGGCGTACGCTTCAATACGGGCATTTCGCTGAACAGATCGTATGCAAAGATGTCCCGCAGCTCCGGGTCATACTTCAAGATCAACTGTGCGTTTTTGAGAGTCTTTTCGAGGTTCCCTTTGCTGTCCACCTCCAAACGTTCGTTGAGTATGGCTTTAGCCTCCTCGTCGTCCATCCCGTCGATGGTAAGGCGGTGAACCTTCCCGCTATCAGCACGTATGCCGAGGCTTTCACACAACGACGCCATAGCCGCCTCTCCCTGCTTGCCTTCGCCGAATTTATACAGACGTACGGCGTCGTACGCGTTATGACACCGACCGAGGTACGGGTCGGAGGAGTGATTCGAGTACAGATACTTGTCCTCGTAGATAACCCCACCACCGACAGTCGTAGCGCCTATGAGCGTGTAGCGACCGCTTCGCTCTTTCCTCCATACGTCCTGTAAGTACGTTTCGATTGCTTCGCGTATCGAGACCTTCGCGCAGAACGCACCGACCAAACCTCCTTTGTACTTCGGGTCCTGCACCCGTACCTTCTCCGGTACAGGCACGTCGGACAGGTCCTGCCAGTTGTCGAGCTGCTCCAGCAACGGGGTTACGTCGAGTTCCTCCCCGTTCTCGTATTCGAAAAAATACTCCGCGTCCTTCGGGATAGACGGGAGGAACATGATACGGTTGAAGTCAAACGTCGAGACGTCGAGAGGGAGTTTGAACTTGTCGTGCAATACGCGCATAATCGCTCCGTACTCGTCAGCAAGTACAATACGATTCAACGGAACGACGACCCGGTATCTCGGGTCATCCGGCGTGGAGCTGTGCGTGCTGTGTATGACGTACGCGTGTCCAGCGAGCCAGTCTCGTAACGCTTTTAGTGTGTCCTCTGCTGCCTCGTCGATGTCGATGACGAGCAACTGACGGTAGGTAACTTTCCTCTTTACGCACAAACCGCCGATGAAAAAGCCAACGTCTTTAATGTCGACCTTCTGTGATTTGCTCATTTGGGCGTATTGTGCCATCGTCTCGTCGGTACGAGTTACGTTCTTTAGGCGTTGAACGATCTCCTCCCATTCGAGCCGATATTGTTTTGTTGTTGTCTGTGATCGTTTGACCCCAAACGCTATGTCGTAAACACTCATTTACTTTATGTATCTGAAATCCGTAAATCCGTCTCCCTTTGTTACAAGCCCCGGAGCCCAATCTATCGGACGGGCCATTTCCTCCAACAAAACGTCCAGCGTATTTTCGCCTTTACGGCTTATGTACCACACCTCGTCGTGCACTGACCCGACGCACTGCACGTCAATGCGCGCACGTACGCGTTGCATAATGTCTACGAGCACGTCTCGGGCGATAGCTTGCGTTACGTTCTCCAGCAAAGTTCCTCCCCACATTTTCGTCCGCACGGCGTGCTCGCCACCACGCGAGTAGTCGAGGTAGTGGATAGCCCCTTGATCGAGGTGCGTACCTCGGTAGTAAAGGCATCGACCGCTCGGCAGCGTGATAGCCGCCGTTTTGCCATCGTACTTAAACGTCAGCTTCGCCTGGCCGCACCGCAAAACGGCTATGCCGGACCGCATCGCACTCTTGAACGCGTTTTCAATGTCTCTCCACAATCGGCAAATCTCCGGGTTAGCCCCTCTCCATACGGCTACGAGGTTTGAAACCTTCTCGTCGCCCTGCTCTCGGTAGAAGTCCGGAGCGATACGTTCGATTGCCGCCGAGCCCCCGCCGTAGCCGAGGCCGAGCTCCGCGCACTTACCCATCTGACGTTCGGGCATACCTTTGTGAACGTTCTCGATATTGAACATTTTCTCGGCGGAACGTGAGTAGATGTCCTCGTCGTTGCGGAACGCATCCATACGCCACTTACAGTTAGCGAGCCACGCCACGATACGTGCCTCGATCTGCGAAAGGTCCGCGCACGTGAACTGGTTCCGCTCGTCTCCAGCATAGATGCACAAACGTAAGTGCTGGCGGAGGTGGTCGTAGCTGCGCACCTTTGACAGGTCTGTCGACGCATCGTCCGCACCGTGGGCGAAGTTCTGCAACTGAACTCCCCGGCTGCTCCATCGTCCTGTATGTGCCCCGAACCCGACGAACTCGCCTCGTAGACGGCCGTCGGGGCAGATACGCGTCTCGGCTTTTTTGATCTTTGAGAAGGAGGACCCGGTGGCCTCGTCGCGTAGTTCGAGAATTTCGTGCGTTATGCCCTCCCGAGCTTTTTTGTTGAGGCTCGGAAGCGTAACGCCCGCACGATAGAGGGCCATTTGCACCTGCTTCGGGGACCTCAAATTTTGTATGCCGTACTTTTCTCGAGCGGCGATACCCGCACGTGTGGAATAATATTCGGCCAGGGCACCGACGCGTCGAGCGAACTCCATATCGAACGGAACGCCGTTGAAGTTCATTTCGAACGTAAACTGCATCGTGAAAATCTCGATCGGGGGTATGGCCGCCATTTTGTTGTAGCATTCACGCATAACCTCGACGTCGAGGGCGGAGTATTCTTTGAAACGTTCAAACGCTTCGGGGTAGTCCTTCGGCTCGGGGAACTTAACGTGCCCGTCCTCCATGACTATCTCTTTGCGTTTCGTACGTACAGGCGAAGCGAAGAGCAACATTTCCTCCTGTGACGCTTTTCTCGTCGTTCGCAGAATCTCGGCAAGGTGTGACAACTTTCGAGGGTAGCCAAAATACGCTGCTTGGTACGCGGTGTCCCACCAGTCCATCGGATTGATCTCGACGCCGCAAACGTACTTTGCGATAGCCATATCGAACTCGGCGTTGTGTGCCACCTTCAAAACGCTTTGATCTTCCAGCGCCTCACGCACCTCATCGCTAACGTTGGTACACGTTCGTACAGGTTTGCTTCCGAATGCGTAAGACAATAGTGTAACTTCGGTGGTAGGGTCTGTGGCATACCTGTGTGCTCCCACGTCGGCCACGTTGAGTACGCTGCGCGTCTCGAAGTCTAAAAACAAAATTGAACTATGCATAACTTATTATATGTTTTATCACTTCAACAGTCCAACCGTTACCTATCAATTTATACGCTTCTGGTTCTGGTACCACAAACTCATACTCGTTTGGTATTGTTTGCAATCTCGCGCACTCCCTAACGGTTAACCTACGTATGCCACCATCTTGATGTAAATAAGTCCCTCTATGCCCAATGTTACGACCGCACCCCGTTGTCAAACACCCGGACTTCCTCGTAACGTGCCTTGCGCTACTGGGATACTCCGTCATTATTCTATACGTAGTGTATTTTGTAAAGAAGTACCTACTATCGACATTTGTCATAATAACATCTTTAAGTAGCAACCCTCTGTCTACTGGTTGCGGTATCTTTCCGTTATTTATGTTAGTCCAATACATACGCACCCTATTTTGGGCGCTAACTAACTTGGAGTTTATCGTAATTGGCTCAACCCCAAGCGCATTAGTTATAATAGACTCTATATTGGTGTCCATCTTAACGTTTTCAAGTAAGAATTTTACGTTGGGGTTTTTTGACATTACATAGTTGAGTATGTCAAAAAATACGAATACTAAACCTGACCTCTCGTCACGGAGTCCTTTTTTACGTCCCAGACTGGAGAAACCTTGACACGGGGACCCGGCTAATACTAAATCTATACCATCCCAATCTATATTCCAGTCTCTCCAACCACGTATATCACCAAGTTGTATAGTATCCGGGAAATTGTGCTGGGTGTTTTCTATGGCGAACACGTCGATCTCGCTTGCGTAATATACGTCTACTTTCTTTTGAAGGGATTCGAGTGCGATCCTTCCGCATGACATACCGTCGAATAAACTTAATACTTTCATATACGTGGATTTAGATGATTTGTGCGAGTGCGGGACCCGCCCCCGCGCACGTTACGTGCTCTGTGCTCGCTACCCGACTGTTTAACGTACAGTCGAAACGTACTACTCGTAGTCGGCCGTGTTGATGTAGTCGTCAACGCTCTTCGACATCCCGCCGATCTGCTCACCCTCCTTAACACGCATAACGGCGTGAACGTTGCAGCCGATGCCCTGCGCAGCCGAGTTGTTGTATATCCAGAACGAAACGTTTGCGAAGACGTAGTCGCCGTCGTGGAGCTCCTCGTCGGACAGACGCTCAACGTCTACGTTCGGCAGCGGAACGTTGTTGATGATGATGCGTTTCTGCATATCCGTAACGATCGGGCGGAAGTTCTTGCTGCCTACCTTCAACATGAGGTAGCCGCGGAACGCGTCCATGCCCTCCTTCTCGTCGGCGTACTCGTCACCGTCCTGCAAACAGTTGTTTTTCGGGTTGATCCCCTTCGGGGTCTTCGACTTGAACCCCGTGTCCTGCAACTGCTTGAACGCTTTCATGTAGAACTCGTTCACCTGTGCGACCTTCTCCGCGTCGTCCTTCGGGATAAGGATGATTGCGTTGTACTTGGGCTCGCCTACGCCGCCCTTCACTTGCGTTTTCTCGAAGAGACCACGAGGATAGACAACACGGCACGTCGGGGCGCCTTTAATCATGAAGTTTTCCATAGTTTAATACGTTTAATTGTTTAATAAAAAGGTGAATTATTTGATTACGTCGAAATCCCTCTCTACCGAGAAAAGTTTCGCCATTTCATAACGTGTTTTCATAGTGCTGAATAAGTTTTATAAAAGTGGATTTTGTACGTTTGCAATCTTACACAACTTCACGATTTCCTCGGGGTGTGCGTGGTAGTAATACGTCGATTTGTGCAACAGGGTCAACGGTATGTCGCACGGGTTGTCCTCGGAGAACCCCGCACGTTCGAACAGCATACGCAGATACCCGACGTTGCAGTGATTGTGGTACGACTTACGTCTGTGGAACTCGTCCTTCGGCTTCTCCTCCGTAAAGTACAGGTCTGCGAAATCTTCGGGTGTTAACGTGTTGTTGCACTCCAAGTACAGCGCCGTGTAGTCCCGCACGTCGACCTCTTCCCGAAACGCGTTGAAATCTGTCGCGTATAGTATGCGTTCCCCGTCGTGCGTAATATCGAACCCGATACAGGGGATGTCGTGCTTTACGTTTATCGGGCGCACGAAATACTCATCACCCGGCGCCGCATCGTACGGTAGCCGATACGTTGGATTCGGCAACCCGTCGTCCTCACATTCCAAAATGTTGACCGCCAAAAACGGCCACTTTTGAGCTATCGCTTCGCTTGTAACCCTCCCGGCATATATAGGTATGCCCTCGAACCTTTGGATGGCCTTTGTGTGATCCGTGTGGGCGTGGGTAAGCAATAACGCCGACCCCCTTGGCACGACCTCGGGGCAAAACCCGGCGTCGATTATTAAACGATCGTCGATCGTTACGCAATTGCCGCTACTGCCCGATTTAATTATTCTAACGTCCATTCGCGTATTGTTTTGTTTCCGCTCGCTGCGGAGATTGCTTTTATCAACTTCATAAACGTTTCAGCGTCTCGGTTTGCGATGGCTGTAAATACGTTGCTTACTACTTTAAGGCGGATCGGCGTCGGGACGCTATCTTTGAAAGCGTCGGTAAGGTCGCGTATGCCGTGCTTTTGATTCGCAAAGCGAACGTACTTAAACTCTACGTCTTTACTGGACACAGCCCCCTGTACGCTTGCAGACGTTTCGTACTCGTACACCATTTCGAAGTACGCATTTTCCGGAAACTCGGAAAATCTTTCATCGACTCCATAACTTACAGACGTTTCGAGGTCCGCACGTAGATTTGTAGAGTTCAATACGTTTATCGGACCACGTAGTGATCCCACCCCAAATTCTACATACGAGCATGGTCGCTCTATAAATCTCACTAACGTCTGCACGTAGTTTCTATGCACGTGCACTTTTACTCTCGTTCGCATACCTTGTTATTTACATTTGCACCCGGATAGCCGATCAAAGCTATCCGGATAATACGTTGCTATTCTGCAACAGCCTCGACACCCGTCTCTACGTATTTGATGTCGGGCTACACAACGGGCGTGGCTTCTACCACAACTTCGTCCACCTTGCACGTCTCAATAACGTTCTCGTCGCAGAAACGTAGAGCAGCGCTCAACGTTCCGAATTTGTGCTCCTTCTTTTCGTGGTTAGCTCTCGTTACCCGCACGGTAACGCCTGTGTTCGTTATAATGAACTCGCCGTACCCAACAGGCACGAGGTTCGGTTCTCCCGCACGTTTCATATTACGTAATCTTTGAGGGTCAGTTAATACTCTCGACGCGACAGGTTGCAACGATTTTCGTCCGCACGTACGCCCTTGTCGTTCAATACGTGAATCTCGAAATAATTCGTTCCATCGTGGTGGTACCCGTCGACGATGATGTTGGACGCACGTTGTGAAATTACAACCTCGTCGCAGGGATTTACACACGCGTAGATAGCGTCCGTCAGATTGTCGAAACGTTTAGCACAAATAGCACGATCTCCTTGCCACGTACCTACGGTGCCACATACGACGCAAGGACGCTGCGCAGCTTCGCTGTATTCAATCTCTTCGATGAACTCTCCAAAAGACGTAGGTTCCTCCCACGTGTCCACATAAATTCTTTTAATCATAACTTTAAGTTTTTAAGTACGTTCAGACTATCCGAACGTTTCGCGCTCCGGCGCGGGCACGATCCGCACGTTTCTATTTTCCGGAGCTAAAATGTTTATCACCCTAAATAAGTTATCCAAGAAATAGGATATTTAGGTTCGATTTTACGCTCTCCCGCTATCTCAATTCGCTCTCCCACGAGCTTTAATTTATTGACACACCCGATGCCCTTGAGAAAATCGTTCACCACTCGGACCTCCGATCGGGATACTTCGCAAACGTGAATATACGGCCGTACGAACACTGGTCCGGGGTGTGTACGATAAGCAAACTTCGGGTCTCTAACGTAGAGAATAATACGTTCGCCGTGATAAATCATATATTGCGCGCACGCACGATTCATAACGCCGTGCCACGATCTGAACTGCGCGTGTTCACAGTCGTTGAACCCACGCAACAAAACGTCTACCGTCCGCATACCTTGGCCACGATTGCTTTACGTCCTTCTTTGAGCTGTTCGAGGGTGGCAAAGGCGGTCAGCCCCTTCGGTCGGAACAGCGGGTTGATCTCAGCGACACTTTCGCCGATAGCCGCACGTAAATCCCTGACGACCTTCTCGTAATAGTCGTACTTCTCTATTGCGTCGATAAGTACGGCCACCTCCTCGCGTATAGCTACGATTTTCTTAACTACGGCGTCACGTATCGCTTGAGCGCAGATACGATATTCGGACGTGACGCCGCCCCTAACATACATGTTCAAGTACATATTGTCGTCTATGTACGTCCCGATGGGGAGTCCGTTTCTGTCTTTACCTACATTAACCCAACGGTTCTCCATATAGAAAATTAGCGAGAGCTGACAGTAGCCAACACGTTTGTCGTTTACGTACTCGTACATATCTGTTGTGCTTGTAGATAACATGAATCTTGGCACGGACGCGCCGTTACTCCGCACAACCTTCTCGCACGCATCGTTGACGGCTTTTTTGAATCTTACGTTGAGCACCTTACCGTCGAAACGTTCTGCCACTTCCAATAACGTGTTGAGATAATTGCAAAACGCGGTGTACTCACCGATCTGCGCACGTGAAATCGTAATAAATCTTTCCTTGTTCATAACTTTAAGTTTTTAAATACGTTCAGGCTATCCGAACGTTTCGAGCTCCGGCGCGGGCACGATCCGCACGTTTCTATTTTCCGGAGCTAAAATGCTATAAAACGTAGCTACTACGTTCCTCGACTACAAGCTCGTTTCCGCTATCAAGCACGCGTACCTCCCTATAAATAACGTAAGCGGTTTCGGACGTACCTTTTATGTGCTCGTCGAATCCACGTAACATGTCAACCAGACCTTTGTAATGATCCAACGCTCCTTCCTTCGTGTTCCGCACGCACGAAAGAGTTCTCCCCAAACGTGACAGCGTAAGCACTTCGTATCTTCGTTCCTTCTCCATAGTCACAGCATGAATATTTTACACGTTTCGTCCTTGCCGAAAATCGTCGGCTCGCCGTCTATTACCCGCACGTTTACTTTGTCGGTCAGTATGCGAATAATAGCGTTCAATCGTGCAACTACCCCGCGCATGTGGTCGTATTGCCGCATCGGCGCTACATGATACGTGAATAACGTTATCCGTCGTCTCGTCGTGTCTACATCCGCTATACAGTTTCCGTGGTAAAATACCAACGATCCCCGACTTTTTGACACGACGGTAGTATTTCCGCAAACGGTAGACGCGTTGGATTTTATCGCTACCTCCAACGCGAGAATCTCTTTGTTCTTACATCGCATACCCGCACGTTTTACCGTTCCAACGTAACCTTCCAGTCGGAGTCGTTTCGCTTGTTGAGACGGCACTCCTTACCGTACATTTTGTTGTACGTTCGACACGTAATGTAATACGCTCCGTCGGTGAACTCGGCGAGAATAGCGTTCATACGCGACGTCGTTGTCACGGTGTCCCACCCGCACGTATGCAAGGTGATCGTTTTGTCGTGCTTCGAGACCGTCGCAATGTGGTTTCCGAACAGATACACCTTCACGCACAATACGAGCTTACCGTCACCCGAAAATACAGGTACGACTTCCGTGTTGGTGATCGTGAAACGTTTTTCCTTCTTGATCGCTGCGAGCATCCGCTCTTCCATTTTACGTATCATAATTTTAAGTTTTTAAGTACGTTCGAACTATTCGAACGTTTCGCGCTCCGGTGCGGGCACGACCCGCACGTTTCTATTTTCCGGAGCTAACCGTTATTGCGAATGCTGTAGTCTCTCATCCGCACCGGTCCAAATACCCTATTACGTTAAATGAATTTCACCTGGCCGTTGTACTCCAGCGTTACGGCCTCCTGCGACATTTCCTTCTTTACATACTCGCACAACGCGATAACGTTCTCGAACTCGGTGATGGCCTGTGCGCTCGTGCAATAAGCGTACACAATATTTACATTTTCGTAAACGGTCTTGCCGCTCTCCGACACCCACGCGCCGACGGCCGGGGTCGAGGTCGAGCCGCCGAACCACGTTGCCATGCGTTCCATTACGTACCTTTTAACACGTTCGGCAACCTCCATGTCTACACGATCCACGTCTACCGTGGTAGGTACGTAAATAGCAAACTTGCAGTTAAGGTCGAAGACAAATTTTTGCGTTTTCATTTTGTTTAAGTTTTTAAGTACGTTCGAACTATTCGAACGTTTCGCGCTCCGGCGCGGGCACGATCCGCACGTTTCTATTTTCCGGAGCTAACCGTTATTATAGGAAAGATAAAGAACATATTACCCGCATCAGGCGGGCCTCGCTCGTTCGCCGGACGTTTTATCCGACACGTAACAGAACGACGTTGGGGGTGTCGACATTCTGCACGCTCTCCGCGTTGTCTACGATGATAGGGAACTCGTCCATACCCCTCGAAGCGCGGGCAGATGAAAGTAAAGTTATACATAGTTTCACGCGTGATGCTCTGTTAACACTTTTAAGCGGCACGCCGTTGTACGTCAACGTAAACGTTCCGGTCGTGCGACCCGTTTTTAACGTTTTATCGGTTACGAGTGCCCAACCTTCGGGAAGTTCGGCCTGTACGGCCCGGCGGTCCGCCTCGCGTATTTCGGCCTCCGTTTCGGCTATCCGGCGCTCCAGCTCCCGCACGTTGTCGCGTGCACGTTTCGACGCTTCGACCATACGTTTCGCGTCGGCGATACGCTGTTGTTCCTCGTTGTACGTGTCGAGTTTTGCAGCGATACGCGCGGCCTCCTGCCCGCTTTTCGTCACCGCCAGGCACGCCTCGGAGTACGCAAATTTGATCCCCCGCACGCGCTCCTCCGTGTAGGCACGTTTGCACGCCGGGCAGACGCACTCCATACCTTTGTTCACGATCTCCATGTCATGGTTGTAGTCGGAGAGAAAAACGCGCTCGGCCTCGGTTAGCGGCTCGCACGTTTCGACGGGGATGGTTACGTTTGCAAGCGCATAACGTTCTGCCGTCTCTTTGTCCGCACGTAACGTGCGCAACGTTTTGCGGAGCTGGTCGGCCTCGCCGTTGTCCATTACGTCCGCCCGCACGAGTACCCGGCGCAACTGGTCCGCCGTTACTTGCGGATCGGCTAACGCATTAACGTCGGCACACGCCGCCGCAAATTCAACATCCACGCCCTTGTCCATCATCGCCCGCACGAAATCGGTTTGCGTCACGGCGTGACCGTTCACGTACAATTGCGTGCCCTTCGGGGTCAGTTCACGCCGTATCGACAACCCGGCGAAGCCCTCGAGGGTTACGGCCGTAGAAACGTTTTGCCGATCGACGCCGGCCGGGATGACGTCGAAACCGTTTAACGTGCGGCCCATCAGCGTCCAATAATACGCATTTACTAACGTGGTTTTCCCACCACCATTTTCCGCCGTTTTGCTTTGGAGAGACAAAACGCCCGCCACGAAACGCGGCGAAATCGTCTAAAATTACGTGCATAGTTTTACAGTTTTCCCGGACCAACGGCGGCCCGGCTTTTCGCGCCCCGCGCCCGGCATGATCGGGCCGCCCGCCTAAAGCGGGAAACGGGGCAAATTTCGCCGCCGGGCCGCGCGTACCTTTGTACGTTTCCGATCGGATCGGCGAAATATAAACGGGAAAGCCGCCCTTTTTCGGGGCGGCTTTTCGGCTGTGCGTTGGTCCGGCTTACATCTTGTCCGGGTCAAGCCCGGCGGCGATCAGCATCGCGCGCAGGCGCTCGTTTTCAGACAGCGCGGCGGCGGCCTTCGATTC